GTGCGTCTAAGCGTATAGACCCAGGCGAAATACAATGCGTCAACGGCATACGTATAAAGACTAAGTCAGCACAAGATTATAGGTCTCTAGCGATGGAAGCACCAGATGGTATTGTTGCATGCGAAGCATCACAGATAGACTTTGAGTCTTTTCTAAGACTGCGTGGTCGTATTGCAGAAAAAAGAGGGTGGCTATTTTTAGAAGGCACGTTTGAGGCTAGTCTTGGTTGGTACCCTTCGCGGTTTGAAGCATGGCAAATGCACCCTAACCCTGATGATGCAATAAGTTTTAGTTTGCCATCATGGTCTAACTCTGTAGTCTACCCTGGTGGTAGGAACGATCCAGAAATACTAAGTCTTGAAAGACTGCACAGCGACACATGGTTTATGGAGCGACTTGCTGGTAAGCCATCACCCCCTAAGGGATTAGTACACCCATTGTTTGATGTTGCGTTGCATGTAACAGAAGATGCGCAATATGTTGCAGGACAGCCAGTTTACTTATGGGTAGATCCTGGTTACTCAAGTATTACACAAAGTGCTTACGCTGTTGAGGTTGTACAAAAAATTGATGACCAAGTGCGCATTATTGATGAAATATACGAAAGAGAAAAAACAACAGAAGATATTATAGAGATTGCACAAAATCGAGAATGGTGGCAAGATGTAGATTCAGGGGTAATTGATATTGCGGCACATGCGCAATCTGAAAGACGACCTGTAGATGTCTGGTGGCACAAGGCTAACGTCTCTATGATTAGTGAGAAAGTTGGAGTGATGGACGGGATAGAAAGGTTCAATACTTTTTTGAAACCACATCCTGTGTCCAACAAACCCAACATGATCTTTAACCCGCAATGCCGTGGCATTATTTCTGAACTAGGTGGTTGTCAAAATCCTTTTGATGGTCAAGTTCATGTATACTCATGGAGAACAGACCGAAACGGAAATGTAATTGGAAGAGAGCCAAGAGATGCTTTCAACCATGGTGCTAAGGCAATTGTTTATGGTCTTGTAATTAATTTTGGTTACGCAAGATTAGCGCAAGAAAAAACTAAAATTACTGTAAAGAGATGGTAAATGGCACAGATAGATAATTTATTAGACAAAATTAAAAGAAGATTTGAAGCTGAAGGTTTCAAACAAGTAAGACGAAGAATGGAAGAAGATTACTCATTGTATCGTATGAACCCATACGATGCTGGTGAGGGCTTTCAATCATACACATCAAACACACCAAAAGTTTTAGCAGATAAAATTATGGCGTATCTTACAACATCATCAATGGTTGTAAGAGTGCCTAATGAAGGTAAAGATGAACAAGCTAGAATTATTGGAGCCAACAAAGAGAAGTGGGTAATTGGTGCATTAAACTTAGCAGATGAAAGATTGTTAAGAATGGGTCAACCAAATGCAAGAGAACAATTATCTTTTCACATTGCACTTCGAGGTCATTTTGCTGGCAGGTCTGTTTTAAATACAAGACCTGATGGTAGTGCTTACGTAGATATTACTGTGTGGGATCCTTTGCACGTTATTTATGAAATGGATGACGAAGGCATAAATTGGATTGCTCATAGAAAGAAAAGAACTAAAGAATCAATTAAAGCTATTTACAATATGGATGTCTCTGCTCCTGAACAAGAAGCCGAGGAACAAGGAATTGATGTTTGGGATTATTACGACAGAGAAATGAATTGCATAATCATAGACGCAGGTGGACCAAAGTTCGCCAAGAAACCAACGCCACACGGAGTAATGATACAAGGGATGCCCTGCGCTCCCTGCTTTGTTGGTGTTGTGGGTCCGCAACCATACGTACAAGGAGATTTATCTAGTGAGTATACATCTCGTGAGTACGGAGAAAGTGTGTTCGCGGCTAATCGGCAACTGTTCCATGATTACAATTTTGCTATGAGTTCTATGAAAACTTTAATCTCTCGTTCTACGAGACATCCGTATGTTGTTACAAGTCCTGACGGATCGGCAACATTAGAAACAGATCCATGGCGTGATGGCACAGAAGTAGATTTGCCAGCAAACACAACAATTGATTTGTTGCCAGAAATAACTATGCCTGCAAACACAGGAGATTATTTAGGCATGATTTCAGCAGAACTGCAAAGAGGTGGTTTGCCAAATGTTGCGTATGGTGAATTACAATTTCAATTATCTGGTTACGCGGCAAACCTACTTAGGTCTGGGTCAGAGCATCAAGTACAACCAAGAGTGTATGCTTTACAAAGTGCCTACCAACAAATATCAGAATTACTTTTAGCACAATATGCAACTGGTGATTATGGAACAATGGAGATGAGAGGTAAGTACAATGAACTTAAAAAATGGTTTATGGGTCCTATATCTCCAGAAGATATTGCAGAAGGTGGACCAATCGAAATTGCAATCAAACCACAGATGCCACAAGATGATCCGCAAAAAGTAACAATGGCGCAAATGATGAGAGAAGGACCTAATCCGCTTGCACCTGACGTATGGATATGGGATAACATATTAGACGTACAGGATGTAGAAGATTTTAAAAAAGAAATAAATGCACAACAGGGAGAGACATTAGATCCAAAAGCAGTTATGATAAATGTTGTGCAAGCATTGATGGCTAAAGGTCAACAACAAGAAGCTATGGTATATTTAGACATGCTAAGAAAAGCAATGAAAAAAGAACAGCAGGATGAAACAGCAATGGATGTACAATTCCAAGCTATGTTGCAACAGTTTGGCATGACTGGTCAAGGACCTGACATGGCAGGACAACCTGCACCACCGCCTGCACAACCTGCACAACAAGGTATGCCACCAGCAGGACCACCAGGTGTTAATGGTGCTGTATTATCTAGTCAAGCTCAAGGCTTTCCGCCTGCACCACCAACAGATGCACCAACGCAAGATGTTGCGCCTGGTACACCTAGACCTGGTGCAAGAACTGCACCTGAAGGAGAAGGCATATAATGCAGTATATTATCTTGATAAGAAGAGCAGATGGTAGTGAATACCCTACAACTGTAGAGGCAGACACTTTAGCAGAAGCTAGAAGAATAGCACAAAATGTAACTGAGAGTGGAGAGACTGTAGAAAATGTTACAGAAAATAAAAGTGATGTAGGTACAGGTCAAGGTGCTTTAACAACATCAGGGATGATGGAGCAGTTAGAAGATGGTCCAACTACTCTTGATCAAATGTATAGAGACTTTGAACGTAACCGAGCTATGGCAATAAATACTGCTACAGACAGACCAATTGGTGAAGGTCAAACATCTGCACCATTAAGAACAACTGGTAATGAAGCAGTAGGTGCTGGTTTTCAAGAAGGAGCGGCAACAGAAATGGCTCCTGTTGCACCTAGAGCGCAAGATTTTTTAACACAAAATGCGCCACAAGAAACATTAATGATGGCACAACCGCCTACACCAGAACCATTTTTTACGCCAGAAGAAATACCAGATGTAAAAGCATATCAAGATTTTAATAGTTATATAGATAATTTTTTGTCAGACAATGCAAGGCTCTCAGGTTATGCGTTAGGTTTAGATAGACAAGCACCAAATCAAGGTTTAGCGCAAAGCGTTATATATGGTAGTGGACCAATAGGTAGTTATTTTCAAGAGTTGTTTCCAGAAGTGCAAGCTACATATATGGCAGAAGATGTAGCAAAAAATATGAATTTACCAGAAGGAGCTAAACCAGTTACAGGTAAAACATTTGATCAATTTACAACAGAAATGTTAAGTGGCGGTGAAGAAAATAGTTTGTTTGCTAAACAAAATAAAGCTTTTGGAAGTATTGTTGCGCAGTATAGAAAAGACTTAGCTAATCCTGACAAAACAAACATAGCAAGTAGTGTAGCAATGTCATTTAGTGATAGAGCAGACAATGCAAGAACAGTTGTTAATATGGTGCGAGGCATGGGTACAAGTTTATATGGTTCTAATTATATGAGGTATGTGAATCCAGACTCTGGTGCATTATATGATGCATGGTCAAGAGAACAAGCAAATAAAATGCGAGCTACTGGAATGTATCCTGGTTTAGATGGTGAGCAATTAAAGAAAAGAGCGCAATCTGATATGGATTTTGCTGGAAAAGAATCGTTTATGGAATATACTGCAAGATCATTTGGAGTTCCAACTGATACAAATAATATGACTATGGGAATGAGGAGTAACTAATGGCAACATTTGAAGAATTTACAAGTCAATTTGGCAATAGAGATAGAATGAATGACCCCTCTAGTGTGTTTTCAAGATTTTTAGATGCTAATCCGCAAGCTACTTTTTTTGGTACATTGCCAGAAAATATGACGCAGGTGCAAAGACAAGCATCTGGCGATGTATATAATCAAGCTATACAAGATTATTACGGAGAACTTGGTAGAAGAATAAGACAGGGTCAAGCACCAACATTACAATTTCAAGAATATCTTAAAGATTTTCCATACACACAAAGATTTTCGCAAGCAACGCAAAGATCAAGAGATATGGCTAGGCAAAGAATATCACCGAGAACTAGAAGATTATTTTATGGCTAATGGTAACAAACAAATTTTTCGACACAACACCACCACCAGGAGATCCAGGTAGCACAGATCCCTCAGATAGACCATTTTTAAATTTTACTAGAAGGCAACAAACACAAAATAGCACGTTGCCAATTATTCCAGATGCATTAGACACACCAATGGCAAACCAGTTTGGTGATGTTTACACGCCAGCATTACCTATGTCTCCAGAAACAGCACCCCCACCTGCTCCAACATTTGAGCCAGATGTAACTGCACAACAACAAGCATCTACATTTAAAGAAATTACAGATTACAAACAAATATTTAATCAAATTGATAGTATTGTGCAGGCAGAAAAACCTAATTTGCCACAAGAAAAATACATTAAACTTAATGATATTGTTAATAAATACAGAGCAAATAAAGGTTATGCAAGCATAGATCCATATGAAGCAGGAACTCTTGCAATGGATGAAATATATATAGAGTTAGATAGACCAAGACCTAGAAGAGTGCGTGATGAAAAAGCTAATGTAAGTTGGCGTGATACGTGGTCAAATTTATTGCAAGACAATGTAAGTAAACAAGAAAGATTTGGTAGTTTTGGTGGTGAGTTAGCTTTTAATGATTTTAAAAAAGAAGAAGGATTGCGTAATGCACCTAAAGCTATATTTGAAACATTAGCTGTAACAACTGGTTTAGGTGGTTTACGTCAAATAGGTGCTAGAACTTTTTTTAAAAGCAGGTTGCCTAACACTAAAAGTTTTTTACAAACTATTAGTCCTAAAAACTGGGCAAATTATAATACTCTTGGCACAGTTCTAAGATATGAAGCGGCAGAAGAAAGATTTTTAATTCCGTATGCAACAGGTTTATATCAAGGTCAGCGAATAGGTGTAGGTTGGACAGAAGCAGAAGAACTTGCGTTTGAAGAAGCTGTGCTTGCACATAGAGCTGAATTTGGTGATGGATTGTTTTCTAAATTGTTACAACCATTTTTAGTAAATACTGCTAATTACCATTCTACGCAAAAAAGATTTTTAGAAGAACAAATAGAGGGTATGAAAATTTTAGGCGTAGATGTAGAACCAGGTGAAATGCTTGGTTTCTTTACAGGTATTGGTGTATTACCAAGTATTGCGAGTGGTATAACAAAGCTAGGTTACAAAACATTAAAAGCAGGTGGTAGAAAACTAGAATCTAAATTATTACCAGACCTTGCTGGCAAAGCAATTAGTTTTAGAGAAAATGCAAGAATAACTGCATTTAATGAAACATTGCAAAATCAAATTATTTTTGAAGCTGGTCAAAGATATTTAAATAATATTGTTAAAACTCTTGGACCAAAAGCTGTTGCAGATATTCCTAATCAATTAAGTAATGCACATAAAGCAGATGACAGAATTATTTTTACACCACTAGAAGTAAAACAAAATCTATTAGATCCGCAAATGCCTTTAAACAAACCTGTGCTAGATCAAATAAATAGAATTTATGATGACATTCCAGACAATATGTCTGGTGTTGATTTGTTAGAATTTATGTCTAATCCTCACAGAAGAATGACTACAAATTATGCAAACACTATATATTGGAACACACATCAAAATGCAAAAAATGAGTTAATTGATAACGCAGGTAAAATTACTAAACCATTTTATAATTATGCAACTGAACCTACGTACAGACAAGCAATAGGTGAAACAGAAGAAGTTAGGGCAACAGAAGAAGCATTGAAAATATTTAATGCAAACAAAGCTCAGAGAAAAACTGCGGCACAAATATTAAATTTCTTTGGTTTGCAAACATCAGCAGACAAAGGCATAAAAGGTGTTGATGGTAATCAAGTAGAATTTAATTTAATACGTAACGAATTTGAATCTACAGCAGATGACATAACCAATAGAGAATTTTTTTCGTATGAAGAAGCAGATGCAGATTATCAATTAACCACCATACCTATAGTTAGTGATACATTTAATGCCCTAGATAGTATGCGGATAGCTTTAACATCAAATATTCCTGAAGTAGATGATGTTCTTAAACCATTTTTTAGTACAAATATAGGAGAAATTCCTAACAAACAAATATATAAACAATGGTTTGATGAATTTAATAAAATTATTAGCAAGAAAAATTTAGATATTAACAGAAAAAACACATTTGAAAACGCAATAAGATTAGTTGGTTTAGATGAAATTATTGCAAAACCAAATTTACGTAGTGATTTTCAAACAATCTATGACCATGTAAGAATGAACATGGTTAAATACGATGTCAGAATAAGCGATAGCGCGTTTCTTAACGATGATGGTTTTGTTCAAATTAAAAATAGATTTGCAAAACCAGTATTAGATGGTAAAGGCAATAAAGTATGGAGATCTAAAGATTATTGGATAACAGAAGTAAAAATAAATAATGAATCACGTTTTGAAGTTACTGACACGTCAGATCCTAGTAAAGCTAAATTAGTAACATCTGAAATGTCAATTGAAGATGCAATGCAATACGTAGATGAAGCATCAACTGTAACTATACCAAACATTCTTACAGGTGAATTTAACTATGATGAAGTCATAGAATATAACAGATTAAGAAGAAGTGCTTTTTACAATGAATTTAACATTTTAGGTAACAGAGGCATGCGTAATGATGAAAAAATATTAAATCTTGTACACAATTATGAAGATTATGGTTTATACGATACTGTTGAGCGATTAATTGCAAAATATCCTAACATAAAAGTACATAATTTATTAACTGATGATCCCCAAACGCAACTTTTTGAGGGCATGGATCCAGAAGATTTTGCAAAACTGCAAGGAGAAATGGCTAAATTTCAATTATTAAGTCATAGGCAATTAAGTTACGAAAAACATTTTGCTGGTGCAGACGCAAATGGTTTAGGCTGGGCAAGATTAAAAACAGTTACTCAGCCAGACGGAACACAAGCAATATCAGTTAGTGAAATTCAATCATGGAAATCATCAAGGTTTAATGTTGAAAAAGATAGAGTTCCATTATCTAAAATAAAAGAATGGCAAGAATTTGAAGGCATGATTGATCAGTACAAAACTTTAAAAGAACAGTTTGCAAGAGAGCGAGTTAATTTTGATGATAGAACATATAATCAAAGAGTTAAAATTGCTAGACAAAATATTGATGCATATACAAAAGAATTGCATGATTTTGCTGAAAAAAATGATTTTTTAACAGACTACATTTATCCCAAAGGTGTTAATCCTGTTGGCAATCCTTGGAACGGAAAGACTTTAAAAGTTGCGCCTGGTACACCAAAATTTAATGAAAAACAATTTAATCAACTGATGGCTAGAATGATTCTTGAGTATGCACATAATACTGGTCATACAAGAATATTATTTGATGAGAGTCTGACAGCAGTAGGACCAAATTTAACTCGTGATCTTATATCTCCTGACATATTACATCGAGTTGATATAAACGGAATTTTATATCAAAAAAATTTTAACGGACAATATGAAATTTATCCTATTGGGTTAAGTAAAGCTAATGATTTTACTGTAATTTCAGAAAATGATTGGAACACTTTAAGTTCTAAATTTATATCAGCAGAATACGATGCTTTATTTAACAAACTTTATGGTAAAGCACGTTTTAATGCTCGTGATTTCGATATTTATTGGCAACAAAGTGGCGCTAAAGCAACTGTTAAAGGAGATTTTGCTGAGTCTTATATAGATGATTTAGTAGGAAAAGTAAAAGTGCCTTCAATTATTAATGATTCTAAAATAGCACCTTTGCTTATAGAAGATGTAGGTAGAATATATGGTAAAGAAATACAAGATGCAATTCTTACTGATGAAGTTGTAAGAAAAAGAGGCTCATCTGATACTGGACCAGTTATACGTGGTGCTTTAAATTTTAGTAAATATCCTGAAAACACAAAATTAGACCCTATGGGCAATTTAAGAAAAACTCTTGAAGGACCACAAACAGGTGCTTATTCAAAAATAAGACATAAAGTTAATTACGCAAGTGAAGCGACAAATAGCAATGCTGTTGTAGAAGAAGTAAAGTTTTCAGTACCTTATTACATGAAGCAGTTGTTTAAACAAATGCCAGAATATAAAAATGTAAACATAGAATTAGTTACAACGAAATATGATACAGCAGAGAAAGTTCCAAGTTTAGTTAGACCTATAGATGAAGCAGAATATGAAACTTGGTTAAATGAACAAGGAGAGATGGGTAGACCGCAAGGCAGTAACTTTATTCCTCGTAAACAATTAGGCGATCGTGAAATACTAGATTTATTTGAAGAAAGTACATTTGATCCTTTTAATCCCATAGATAGTGTGTTTAAAAGTCAAGATGATTTTATACAAACAGTTATAAAGCTTATGAAAGACAAAATAGCTTTAAAAGAAAATGAATTTCCAGAAATAAAAAATGTTGATATACCATCACAACTTATTTATAAAAAAGCGTTTGCTATAGCTAAAGATAAACATAATATATCTGACGAAGATGCGCATGAATTATTAGATGCTCTTAAAAGACGAAATATATCAGAAGAAGATCAATATCTAGCAGATGTGAGAAATTATGAAGCACAGCAAAATTACGATCCTGATGATCCTTTTAGCACACAACCTGAACGAATTTCTGCTGGAGATTTTGAAGTATCAGAAAATGCTCGTTCATTTGCAATAGCATACGATGACGCAAGGCACATTGATGCAATTACATTAGAACTTGATGGCAAGCCACTTACTATGCAAGATATTAAAAATGTTACTGATTTTGAAGTATTTAGAAAAACTAAGTCAGGTGTTAAGGCAAGCACTAAGTTTATAAATGAATCTAAAATAATAATGAACGCATATAAAAATGCAGACGCACGTGATATGTTTCACGAAATTGGTCATGTTGTTATTCCTAGATTAAGAGAATTTTTAGATGAAGCAGAATACAATAATGTAAAAAAATACTATGGTGTTGTAGATGAAAAGTGGACAAGAAAAATACATGAAAAATTTGCAGACGACTTTATGGATTATCTTAGCGACCCTGACAGCAAGTTTTGGACTAACCCTAAAAACTCATACCTTAGAAGAGGTTTTGAATATTTAATTAGTTTTTTTAAAAGAATGTTTGGTTCA